CTTCTGGCTTCTTAAGAAGACGAAAAGTCATCTCTTGTTCGTTCTGTAAACGATTTGCTCCTCCTGGAAGAAGTGGCGCATCAGCTGGGATTAGTGATTTATTGTAAGTGTAGCATGTATCCACCTGTAAAACCCCAGCTTGTAGAGTAGGCTGTGCCATTATATATAGAAAACTTAATTGCTGTATGCGAGACCACCCATACCAGACATCACGCGTAGAATGTTGTAGTTGAGAGCATATACACGAATGTCAGCGTTGTACACATCTTCATTGGAAACAACCTTCTTACCATCCACACTAAATACTAGAGTGGCGGTATCAATACGAGAGAAGTTACACGTGCCTGACGGCTGGTGCTCCTCGGGTTTGATTGCGAATGAGTACATGTATACACCGCCAGCCATCTTTCGCGTATCAGTTACAGGCGCAGGCTTGTATGTAGATGCTACAAGTGGTTCAACTACTTCACCATCAACTAAACCGCGACCGCTGTGGTGCTGGTAAGGCTGTACCGCAGCATAGTATGTTCCTGGTAGAGAAGGAACACGATCCTGACCGTTGAGTTGTAGAGAACATTCATGGATTAGAGCATCGTATGTTAATGGAGACACGCCTAGTGTAGCGGGAGGAACAATCGAGCAGTTACGTCTCCATGAGTATTGAGTTACCCAGATGAGCTCCTTTACAGGGTGATTGAATGTTAGATCAACGCGATTCTGTGCAGACGTTAGTCCCTTGTCTTCATTGAACTGCGTCTGTTCAATGAGATACTCGTGAGACTCCTGTGCCATACGACGGCGCTCTTCTACATCAAGGTAAACATAGTCGATTAGTAGATTAGCCTGAGCCGGTCCAACGGTACTTACTCCTTCCTCAAAAATCTGACGAACTTTATTCCATAGCACATTGATCTTAACCTCGTGGTACTGAAGGGCAATTAGGGGCAGTGCGGCACCAGGATTACGGCAGAAGAAGAACATCAGAGGAATATACGTGATATTAGTACGGAACGGGCGTCCAGTTGTACCGTCGCATGTACCATTATTGCTATCAATCGTCTTTGCCATTAGATCCATGTTGGCTCTCACGTCAGCATTGTGAGCGAGTTGACTCCATAGGAATAAAAATTCACCATACTGACGATCAATAACCTGCCCACCAATATCAAGTTCAGCATACTCAATTAGATTGAATGCAGATAGGCGACCCTTGTTGGGGTAAATTAGAGTACCCTCATCATCACGAAGTTCTACCTCAATGTACGCAGAGGAAACTAGGTCGGCATGGCGACCTAGAATAGCAGAGTGCTTGGTTCCCCAAGCCGCTTGACCAGTCATATTAACACGAAATGGTTCCATCGCAAAATTTGTATGGCGCTTAAACAGTCCTCTCCAGAAAGTGATCTGAGGATTCCCAGACAGGTATGCATCTTGAGCGCCGTAGGCAACTAGTTGTAATAAACCACCACCCATTTGTCTTTATATGTTACTTATACTCAATTTTTTTGTAGATAGTTAACTTACTTGCGACGACGTTGGGTCTTTCCTCCACGACGACGTTTCTTTCCAGCACCATCCGTAGCCACCGGCATGTCTGGCACGTCAGGTACAACAGGTGTTTCCTTTTTCTCATCTTCACCACCCTTGTGCTTCTTGTATGACTTCTTAGCCGTCTTGAGAACATGAGAAAACCACTTCTTACCCATCGAAGCCTTCTCACTCTTCATCGACTTCATCGTAGCTTTAACATGAGATAACCACTTGCTCATTTTGTTTTAACGCAAACATTTTATCATACCGTCGCAGTGTAGATTGGTGATGTATGTCTCATAGGTTGGAAGGATACTGCGGGATCTGGCATTGTTGGCTTTTTGTACTTTTTGGGCTTGAGGGGTCGAAGTGCGGCTGGTTTGAGAACTATGCTGTTTTCTTGGAATTCTCCAATATACAACTCCATCATGTTATCAATCGACCCATAATTCATCATAATCCATTGACAGCCAAATGTAAATAATATTTGGGGATTATTATTTTTGAGATCCTCTCCGATATCAGGTACAACCATGGTAATATTGTTACGATTATAGTTAATCAACTCATCTTGATCATGTGGTTGAGAGGCTTGTGTATAAGTCATTCTGCGAAGATGAGATGTTGACCATGAAAGATTGACTAACTCTTCCATGAGCGTTCCCTTCATCGCACCACCTGAGACTATGATTAACTTACTTTGGAGATTGCAGATAGGTTCTACTGCTAAATTCTTGCGTTGGTAACTATACGTTGAGTCTAACATATGCGCTCTACATGTGGTCTTCAGTATCTCTGCTGCAGCGTTGATCGTCTTTGTTTTGTCAGTGTGGAATACTAGACTTAACACAAATGGATCTGATGATACAGGTGAGTTTATACTGTTAAACGCATTGTTAGCAATTGATACACAGCATGCTTCTAATGAAACTGTATTATATGCGTAATCTACACCAAGCTTTTGATTTTTCAGACCAACTACAGGCTTATCGTTGACATCAGAATAGATATCAAGTTCTACTAATCTTACACCTGCTTTTATAGCCAATGGTAGAATGCTATCGCTGACGTAATCATATACTTCTGCACCTGGGAATACAGAATATGATGAGGAAGCCATATAAAAATCAGCCATACGATACTGTTGTGGTTGAGGACAGCCTAATGGTGCTAGTTTGGTGACTTTAGAATATGTGGAAAAAATAGGTTTAGCTTTTGCGAGAGCTTGTGTATCTGAAGGTGTGAACGACAACCACAAGAAATATCCGAGAGCAATAATTCCTACCGCTAAGACGCCATATTGGATACTAGGCGGAACATTTTGTTTTATCCAATCCATTACTTCTTACCAATACTATATAGCACGCCGCGAAAACTTCTTACAACAGCATCCGGAACTTTCTTTTCCATTGGAACACCTGCTAAACAACAGAAATGATAATACAAACAGTACATACCACACTCTGAATTTTCATATTGATGTTGAGTATTATTGTATGTTAATTCCATCGGCTTAGAATGTACTCCCGTAGCATCCCATTCTTGCTTCCAACGATCCATAAGACGAACAATTTCCTTCTCCGGTTTCTTAGCATATGAATCAAAATACGTCATACGCGGATATTCGTATTTAGGACTCATATCTACAAACACTGCGAACCAGTGTTGACCAGGACCGGTACTTACATCTGTATTGAATACAATACCCACGCGTCTACTCCCCTTATCGTATAGGTCTTTCAACTTTATAGAACATAACGCATTAACGAGACATTTACCTGTATTTGATTTTTTATCAAAATCAATTGGTATAGTTCCAAGGTAAGTATATCTCGCAAATGTACGCATAAACTCCTTTTCAACTGCGTCAATATCAACAGACGATAACCATTCCTCTGGATTCTTTATCCAACTTTCCGGAGCATCTTGCTTTCGGAGCATATGGGCTGCGATACATTCAAGTGTTCCAGTTGAACATTTTTCATGTAACCGATTACGAATATCACTCCATACTTTCTTCATCGGTCCTGCTTTAATTGGCGATTCAGATGAATGTTCCTGATTATATACCTTTCGAAGGTTTTCAACTTCCTCTTCATCCATTATCTTGAAAACGGATTATGTTATTTGTAAACTAGACTATATCAAGTAAAATGTCAAACGAATCAATCAATGATCTAAAGCGATGTGTCAAGCAGTACCGTGATGTAGATAATGAGATCCGAGTGCTTAACAAGAATGTACACGACAAGCGCGAAGCTCGAAAGATTGTAGAGATGGAGATGTGTGATCTGATTAAGCTTCCACAGTTCAACTCAGTTGACAAGCTGAAAATTGATGATGATGGATCATTTATTAAGATTCAGCGTCCGGATACCTACGCAAAAGCCTGGAGTCTTTCAAAGAAGGATCTAGAAACTTTAGTTGGTAGCTACTTTCAGTCAACAACTACTCCATCAGCAGCTGAATGTATGAGTTATATTGTCGGGCAACGGAAGAAAACACTAATTGCGAAAGAGTTTGAGTTTACACGTGTTATTAAGGAAGACGACTAATAATTTAGTATATATAAATATCAATGGAACCGGACCATGCGGAACTAGATGATGCTGATCTCGACGCAGTTATGACATTGGTATACATGAAACAGGATGATATTAATTCACTAGAAGCGGCTGCTCTAACAATTTTAAATTTAAATAAGCTAGATATTTCTGATGAAGTTCTAGAAAAAGTATATGAAAATACTACTTTTGAAACAGTTGTAGAAAACGCAAACCTTTTTGCATACTATGGAATTATTCCTGAAATTGAAGTTGATGTGGCAGGGGGTGTAAAATTTGCGCCAGGAGTAGAACCAACTCCAGTTAAGGAACGAGGTTTACGAGTTAAAACATTAACTCCAAAAGGTCTAGAGTACGCATCGCCGCGACCGCAATCTCTAGCATCGCAGAAGAAATATATAAAAACTATTAAGCTTGCTGAAAAAGTCGAACGTTCTGCTAGATTAGCAGATATCGATGCGAGTAAACAGTTTGAAGGTATATCATACGATGATCTAAATCCTTACCTAAAAGGACTTGATGTGTGTCAACCAAAAACAGCGTCTCAATTTATGAGAGCTCTCTTTCCAGAGAAAGCGGTATCAATATGGACAGAAGTGCTAAAAAAGAACTGTAGAGACATCTATGAACCTGGCGGAGTTGAAGCTCAGTGTAATAATTCTATTGGCAAAGTAAAAGATACAGATAAGTGCTATATTTGTGGATTTGATTTTGACGATAGAACAGAAGGGTTACAACCAACGTGCGAACATATATTGCCAATTATTCAAGCCATCTTTTTCTTAGATCTTTATCGAGGAGCAGATAAGGGAAAACACACTCCTGAACAGATGGATATTTTGCGAAAAGAATATGCGTGGGCACATAGATGTTGTAATTATGTCAAAGCCGACAACTCATTTTTAGTCACAAAAATTGATAGATCAAATAATCTTCCAAAATGGGATTTTGGTGTTAATCAGACAACAAAAGTATTAAGCGACATACATAAAACTTATAAATATGAAGGTACAACTACAGTTCAAGCATTGATTTCTGCTAAGGGATATGATGTATGGCTGCAAGAACGTCTAGAATACATAAAAACTCAAAAGATGGACAACATTACTAAATATATTAGTGATAGAGGTATGGGTGGTACGGTTATAATGTTGGGGTTTGGAAACTGCGTTGATTCTACAAAAATGAATGACGATTTCAAAGAAATACTTCAGAAAATCGAAAAGGGCGAGGATTTATCCGATATTCGTCCAACGAAGAAAGCAAGAAGAATGACCATGGGTGGTAAAACTTTCAGACGTAGAAATAATGGAAAGCTTTCTACAAGCCGCCAAGGACGCAGCTAAGAAAGCCGTAGTTGACAAACTACCAGGACTTATTGAAGAGAATGAAGAAATGATCGCAACAAATCTCCGAGCGGCTCTTGTTAAAATGCAGCCTCCTGAAGCCGCGCTGTTTTTACAACATTGGCAAAAACTAGATGAAGTTGTTCGAGAAACTCTTAAACCTAATGCGGTAGATGTGGGAGGTAAAAAACGAACCAAAACAATTAAAAGAATAGTACGTCATAAGAAAAAATGAGTTCACCAATTCTGTATAACCCTTACAACGCAAAAAACCGCTTGTTTACCAATACGGATATACAAGCGATTCTTTTGAAACACAAGTGTAAATTTACAATTCGTAATGCAGAGCTGTTTCAGACCGCAATGGTACATTCGTCATACGTAAAGCGACTAGAATACACAACCCCAACGGGAGAGATAACAACCCTGGCACCAAAGCCAAATAATGCTCTAGAATTGTTCGATCAGTCATATGAGACTCTTGAACATCTAGGAGATTCAATTTTAGGAGCAACGGTATCGACATATCTTCTTAAGCGGTTTCCTCAGGAGAATGAGGGGTTTCTTACTGATTTGAAGAAGGATATTGTATGTAACGAAATGCTTGGAAGTCTCAGTCTAAAGATTGGACTAGATCAGTTCTATATTATGTCAAGACACAACGAGGATGTGTGTAATGGGCGTACAAATGCAAAAAAACTAGGTGATATTCTAGAAGCATTT